AGAAAGATGTTACTGCAATCGTTGGATTCGCAAATATTCTTGATGCATACGATTATCTTGGATCAGCCGATATTACTGTTCAGACACAGTTCGGTCTTACTTACATCAAAGATTTCCTTGGATATAGCACTTTAATCCTTCTTCCTGCAACACAGATTGCAAGAAATACTGTTATTGCTACTCCTGTGGAGAACATTGATCTGTATTACATTGATCCGTCTGATAGCGAATTTGCTAAATTAGGTTTACAGTATACCACACAGGGCGAAACTAATCTGATCGGATTCCATGCACAAGGAAATTATGGTACGGCAGTTGGTGAATCTTTCGCTCTTATGGGTATGGCTCTGTGGGCTGAATATCTTGATGGAATCGCAAAGATTACTATTAGTGATGGCGCTGAAGGAGCAACAGGAGCAACAGGTGCTTAATTAAATGAAAATCTTAATCGCAGTACCAACTTATGAGAACATTTATCCCGATACATTCAAATCTATCTATGGGTTGGATGTGTCGGGGCATGATGTCGAATTTGATTTTATTCGTGGCTATGATTGTGCAACAGCAAGAAACAGAATTGCACAGATATCATTGGATAAAAATGTAGACTATGTTCTGATGGTTGATAATGATGTTGTATTGCCGAAAGACGCATTGATCAATTTGCTTGATGATCCGAAAGATGTATGTCTTGGATTTTATGCGCATCGTGATGCTGATAACATTTATCGTGGTAGAACGTGTGTATGCAAGTTATTTGATGAAAATGGTAAAAAGCATTTCAACTATCCGCTTGAATCAGAATATACGGCAGATGAATTGAAGAAGTTAAGAGATTCAGAGCAATATAAAATTCAAATTCACGGTGGTGGTATGGGATGTGCATTTATCAAATCAGATATTTTCAATCGCATTAAATATCCTTGGTATGATTGGGTTAATTATGCAAATGAACACAGAGGAATGTTGTCAGAAGATTTATATTTTTGCGAACAATTAAAAAAGGCTTGTATTCCAATTTATACAGATACAAGAGTAAATTGCGGTCATATGATGAGGCGCATACAGTTCGCAGATTAAGGAGTTTTGGTATGTACAAAGTAATTTTAAGATTTGCTGATTTGCAAGATGATAGTCATGTGTATGAAGTAGGCGACATTTACCCTCGCAAGGGAAGTGATCCATCTTTTGATCGTATCCGTGAACTTGCAAGCGATAGTAATAAAATCGGTAAACCATTAATCGAAGAAATTAAGGAAGAACCGATTGAAGAAAAGCCGAAACCGAAAAAACGGAAAAAGGCTGATGTTGAATAGTTAGAAAATAGGCGGTGCGATATGCTAACACAGGTTTGCGCAGAAATTAAGAACTACTTCTCCTCGAATGGCGACAGAATTATTGGCGACTTTGAAATCATTAGTGGTGATATTGTACCGCCTGTTTCTATACAAGACGGGCAATATTACCGCATAGTCGGTTCTGTGTTTAATGATGGCGTTCATAAATTCGGGGATGCAAGTGATATTTTACAGGATGAGCCGAAGTTTCATGGCGCAGTATGGCTGATGCGTGTGCCGAAAGATTTGATTGATCTTGCAAGTGAAATTGAAGCATGGCAAAATAAAAATGGTGATGCGCTTGCAAGCCCGTATCAATCAGAAAGTTTTGGCGGTTATTCCTACACCAAAGCAACAGGCACGGGATCACAAGGCGGTGCATATGGATGGAAAGATGCATTTGCATCAAGGCTGAATCGTTACAGAAAGATTAGGTCGGTATGAGTTTACTATCAGACAACTTTGTTGATTTTAAAATTATTAATAAGTCGATTGTTGATGATGGCTATGGCGGTTATGAAACCACTTGGACAGAAGGCGCAACGATTCAAGGTGCAATGGTTCTTGATACATCCACACAGGCACGAATGGCAGAAGTACAGGGCGTAAAAGATTTGTATACCTTGACTGTTCGAAGATCGGTTGAATTGGATTTTCATACTGTTATCAAGCGTGTGGAAGATAATAAAATCTTTCGATTGACATCTGATAGCGATGATAAGAAAACGCCAAAAACGGCAGGTCTTGATATGCGTCAATATTCAGCAGAAGAATGGACATTACCGAATGGATAAAGTACAGGCACTTAATGATTTTTGGAACGGATTTAATTTAAAAGCATATGATGCTATTTCTGTTCCCGATGAGGCAGAAATGCCATATATTACATACGAAATATCGACAGATAGTTTCGGACAGCAATTATCACAAACAGCATCGATATGGTATCGGACAGGCAGTTGGAAAGATGTACAGCAAAAGGAAATGGAAATTGCTGATTATATCGGTAGAGGCGGTCTTATGATCCAATATGATGATGGTGCTGTGTGGTTGCGTAAAGGCACTCCGTGGGCAATGCGCATTGTCGGTGAAGGCGATGAATATGTCAGACGGATTGCATTAAATGTTGAAGTAGAATTTATTGATTAAAAGGAGAAACGTAAAATGAAATTTACACAAATTCCTAATGATACATTTCAGAAACTGCAATTAAATGCAGGTATTCTTGTTAAATCATTTGCGCCCGAAACAGGCACAATTACGGATATCATCGGTGCAACGAGCGGTGGCGTTTCCTTTACGGCAACACCATCATTCTCCGACTTTGGCGAAGATATTGATAACGCTCCGAAGAATACGAAAGAGTTAAAGAAACTTGATAGTTGGGAAGTATCCATGACGGGTAGCTTCGTAACTGTTGATTCTGCATCTGCTAAAATGCTTGTTGGTGCAGGTGATACATCAACTGTTGGAACGGGTGTTACGAAAGTTACACCGAGAAATGATGTTCTTGATGCGGATTTTGAAGATATTTGGTGGGTTGGTGATTATTCCGATCAAAATGGTGCAACAAATGGTGGATTTATTGCAATTCATATGCTGAATTCTTTATCCACAGGCGGTTTTGCATTACAGACATCCGATAGGGCAAAAGGCACGTTTGCTTTTACATTTACAGGACATTACAGCATTTCTGCACAGGATACTGTTCCGTATGAAATCTATGTTAAAGCAGGTGAATCTGAAGATGCAGAAGGCGCAACAGGAGCAACAGGAGTATAATTAAACAAGGAGGAGTAGTTCTATGCGAAAATTATCTGAATACAAAAACGAAGATGCGTTAGATTTATTGGCTGATATTCTTGAGCCTGTGGCACATATCTTTGCTGATAAAGATTTTGTGGAACAAATGCAGGTAAACAAAATGTCAGCCATTCAGCACGTTATCCGAAATCATAAACGTGATGTGCTTACGATCATGGCACGGCTTGAGGGTGTATCGGTAGAGGAATATCAATGCACGATTTTCACGTTACCGATGGCATTGCTTGAAATGATGAATGATCCCGATTTACTTGATTTTTTCAGATCGCAGGGCTTGAAGATAAACGAAGAATCTTTTGGCTCTGCTATGGCGAATATCGAGGGCGAACACTTCACGGATTCTACCGATATGTAGATGCGAAATATCAAATGTATCAAAGAGAAGAAGTCTTTCGGCAGTACATGACGGATACCATGCAGATTGCATATAAATTAAACGTGCGATATGTTGACATATTAAAGCCGATAAAAGTTATGAAGGCTGATGAAATCATAAAAGAGGTAGTGGCGAAAGGCGGTTTGACAATTGAACGTATTTGATTTATCCGCAAGAATTCTATTAGATTCAAATGAATATACAAAAGGTTTAAATTCTGCAAGTAATGAAACGAAATCTTTCGGTTCTAAACTTACAAGTGCATTAGGCACGGCAGGAAAGGTTGCAGTCGGTGTTATGACAACAGTAGCATCGGCTGTTGTTGCGCTGTCCAAAGAGTTTGCTGATGGTATCAAGGCAACTGCGGAATATGGCGATAATATCGATAAAATGTCGCAGAAAATGGGATTATCCGCAGAGGCTTATCAAGAGTGGGATTTTATCATGCAACACGCAGGAACAAACATTGAGAGCATGAAAGCATCAATGAAAACTCTTGCAAATGCTGTGGATAGCAATAATGATGCGTTTGCCCGTCTTGGTATTACGCAGGAACAAATAGCGAGCATGACGCAGGAGCAATTGTTCGGTGAGGTAATCAGCGGTTTGCAGAATGTGGAAGATACCACAGAGCGAACATATCTTGCAGGACAGTTATTAGGTCGTGGCGCAACGGAACTTGGTGCTTTGCTTAATATGTCGGCAGAAGATACCGAAGCAATGAGGCAACAGGTGCATGATCTTGGCGCAGTTATGAGCGATGAAGCGGTAAAGGCATCTGCTAATTATGCCGATAGTTTGCAGAATCTGCAATGGGCAGTACAGGGATTGTCGCATGGTACATTTGCTGAATTCCTCCCTGCCGTTGTGGATGTAATGGATGGATTAACAGCAATCTTTAGTGGCGACACCGAAAGCGGTGTGGGATTGATCACAAAAGGCGTTGATGAATTCACCGAACAATTAGCCGAAACGATTCCGAAGGTAATGGATATCGGTTCGCAGATTGTGCTTGGATTGATTCAATCCATTTCAACGAATCTGCCGAAGATGATGGATAGTGCGGTTTCTACCGCTATGACATTCATTCAAGGTCTTGTTTCAATGCTACCATCTATCATTGATGGCGGTGTTAAAATCATTATTAGTTTGATTAAGGGCATTGGCGAATCATTGCCGACATTAATCCCTGCCGTTGTTGAAGCGGTTTTAACAATTGTGCAAACG